TCAAGGCAATAGCAATAATACCAAGCGAGGTAACAAGCTATCCAAAAAATATTATAAGAAACCATATCGAGGACAAGGTAAATGAGTAACATCGAATTAAAGAAAGCCAATCAACAAGCTGCTATTGAGTTAATGATTCATAATCCTGATATGACAAAAGTCGAATTAGCGAGTCAACTGAATGTAACGACTCAAACCATTCATAATTGGTTCTCTGATGATCGTTTCATCGATTTGTATTACAAAAAATATATGACATATTTTAATAGTAAATTGCCGATGGTTTTAAATAGTATGGTTCGTGAAGCAATCGAAGGAAATGTTCAAGCAGGACGATTAGTGCTAGAGCATTCTGGAAAATTAGTCAAGAACATCAATGTCAAGGTAGATAGTCCTTTTGAAAAATTCCTCAAGGCAGAAGAAATAGACGCCGAAGAGTTCGAGGTAATTGACGCCGAAAGCGAAGAGGTATCAGAATTGTTGGAAACCCTTCCAGAAAGGAATCCCGTAAACGACAAACCTAAAAAAAGAGAGATGAGTGAAAAGAAAGCTCTCGAACAAATTAAGCAAGGCAAAAAGCCAGTCCGAAAAAAGAAACGAGAAGATAGAGCTAATCGATATGCCTTAATCCAACGTGCAAAGAAAGTAGGATTAGAACCGTTGCCTTCAAGACGTCCGACACATACCGAAAGAAGAAAGTGGTTAGAGGAATTAGTAAATAGGGAAGAAGAACTTAAGAAATCCCGAACTCATCAGGCATAACATTATATTCTTCAAATAATTGTGCCATTTCTAAAGAAGTAATCATCATATGAGCAGTATCAGTATCATCATCAACTGGTGCAACCTTTTGACATAAGAATCCTAAGAGTTCATTATTAATCTGAGAGATTTTTCGTAGCTCAATTACCATTTGATAGATTTCTTTTAAGAGTTCGTCCATATTAGAGTTTACGCATACTTGTTGATAAATCCTTGATTAATTCATCAAAAAACTCATCTACTTGCTCTTCAATCTTTGTTTCGAGCAATTCGTATGCTTCATCATCAGAACTATAAAAAAACTTTCTTTGTGGAATTAAAGTATAATCTCCTCTAAATCCAGGATAAGTTCCTTCTCCACGTTTTACACCAGCTATTTTTCCATTTAAATGCTTATAATATTCTTCTTGTAATGGACTACCAACAGAATATGCTAAATCTTTTATACTTCCTTGTGCAACGAAACTATCTTTTAATCTACCTGTATCTATCATTACTTTATTGGTTTTAATTTTGCTTTGTTTGAAATTGTGTTTCATTTGTAGATATAACGCAGTAGATGGTGCAAATTTATTTCCTAATATATCTTTACCAGTTTTAAAGGTGTTTTCAACTTTTTTCAAGGCATATTTAGCAATATTTTTTAATGAAGCCATTATGTTCATATCAAAAGCTGCACCAGTAATTTTATGGAAATTAAAATCGATTTTAGTTTCTATTTTGAACATCTTCGACTACTAAAGTTTGATTAACTTGTTTATTCTGTTCGATTATAGCTCTTGCATCATCAAGACTTAAATCTTTGTTTTCTTCTGCTAATATTTGAGCTTCAGTAACTAGATTGTGTTTCAAGCGATATTCGTTCAACATAATCTTATCTTGTGTAGTCATTGGATATTCAACTTCAGAGAAGTCTACTTTGAATTGCTTTGGATCAGGTAATCCTAAGCTATTGGTTTGAGATAACGCATATTCAATTTTATAAAATTCGTTTTCATATTGACGATATAATTCTTTGTCATCAATAAAATCTTCGTGTCTTTCTAAATCTTTAATCATTAGAGAAATACCACTAGGCACTTCTCCACCTGTTTGAGCAAAGGTAACAAATAAGTGATTGTTCAATGCAACTAATTCTATTTGCCATTTAATATTTTCAATAACATCACGAACATTGCCTTCAGGAGAAACAATATTATAGCTACTTCCTTCTGGTAATGTTAAGATTTCATCTGAACCTGCACGAACATTACTATTATCAGAAATCAATCCAGTTACAACAGGTTGTCCAAACATTTGGAAACGTAATCCTAATTGCATTTCAGTCATTGTGATATTGATATGTTCATTAGCAGATACTAAATCAGAAGCACCTTCTACAAAGAAAGAATCTAACTGTTCTTCTCTATGAGTAAAAACAAATGGTAAGACACCAAGATTGTGCTTGATTTCTTCTAAAACATTACCATTTTCATCAAATTTTAAACAAATTTCTTTATCCCAATAGGCATACATTAAATCGGAAGTATCAGATAAATCTGCGTGTCCGTGCATCATTGGATAAACGATTGCTTCTGGTTTATAAGGATTATCACCGAAATAAGGTTCGAAATAATAGATAGGACGATATTCAAATCGTTGTTCCATCTCATCATACATCACATAAGTAGCACAAGTTCCTAACAAGCGAGTCATACGTTCCATTTGTTTCATACGAGCATTTTTGACTGATGTCAATTCAAGATATTTGTCATTGACATTTCTTTTTGCACCAATCGTATAAATCTTAGACATACGATTGACAAATTTTTTCACGATATTGGTATTGTAATGAGGAATCTCTTGGAATGCGTCAGTATTGAAATATGGTTGTATATATTGATCGGTTAGTGAACCAGAATAGTAATCTAAAAACTTACGAACTTCTTCTCGTCTTGCTTTTGCTTGTTCTTGTTTAAAATTCTTAAGTGAGTCTTGTATAATTTCTCTTGGTGTAAAAACCATAACTTATCCTTTTTATCGTGATATTCTTCCAATGAAGTTAGCTCTAATTGGAAATCTATTCAATATAAAATATCTAAAAGCGTCACAGCCGTGTTCAAAGTATCCATCTTTAATTGGATTATTAGAAATACCCTTTCCTTCTTGTGCTTCTGGAAAACGATATCCCTCAAAATCTTCTGCAATCCCTACACACTTCTTATCTATCTTAATTCTACGCAATCCTTCTGCATTTTCAAAGAATCCTCTACAATAACTAACACCAGATTGAATATCTCTTGATAATCTATCCATACGATATTCTACGTAAATGCCGTGTCTACGTAAGATATGGATATCTCCTAAACCAGATTGTCCTTGAACAAAGCTACCAGCAGGATCGCCATAATACGAAATAACAGGATATGGTTTAGCTTTTATCTTTTGTGCTAATTCTTCCGTAGGAATATTGCGTTCGTGAATAATTTCATCAATAATATTGATATGCCAATTTCCATCTTTCTTATAAGTTTGAAACCATAGCACAGCAGGTAAACGATAACCAAAGTCCATTGAACAATACGTTGGTAGATTTGCATTATAAGGAATATTGTCCATATCAAGTTGTCTATCAAATGGATATACTCGTCCTTCCATTGAAGTAAACTTTGCAGCAAATTCCTGATCGAACAATTCTTTAGACATATTACGTTTACGTTCTTGTAAAAAAGAATCATTGATTCCATCTGGAAAAGCATATTCATTTTCCCAACTTGGAGATTGATGCGAATACCATTTAGGATCAGTTTGTCCTAATAAGAATAAATCATATATCCAATTAAATCCTTCAGGAGTAGTAATAAAGATTGCTTTTCCTTTTCTATCGATTAGAGTAGGAGATAAATACATATCCCAAATCTTTCTAGGCATTTTAGCTGCTTCGTCAATGATTAATAAGTCAACACCTTCTCCAACTAACGAATCTGGATTCTCACAAGACATTCCTTCTACGGTTGTTCCCCATTTAAATTTGATATACTGTTCTTTTTCTGATGCTCTATCAATATCGTTTGCTTTACCAGCAACCATATCTTTCCAGATTTCTCGGAACATTAATCGTGACTTCTTGTAAGATAATCCAACCAACCAAATCTTTTTATTCGGTTGTGCTGCATAAAATTCTGCTTCTCGGAACGCAGCCGTAGTCTTTCCATATCTTCTACCACAGATGTTTACAAAATAAGATGCGTCCGGTTTGTCAGGAAAGTGTAATTTACGTTGCCCTGCGTGTGGCTTGTATTTCATATAATCAAACCACTTTTGTTTGAAATCAAATTCTTTATTTTTCTTTGACATTTATAATTGTGATTAATTTAAATATATTATAACTTAAAGGCATATAATAATCCACTAAAGGAGTAAAAATGTCTGAATTAGAACAGATTACAGCCAATGAGGAAGCTGTAAAAGAACCTCAAGTCAGTCAAGACGAAAAAAAGACAGAACAAGCTGTTCCTTATTATCGTTTTGCAGAGTTAGTCAAAGAACGAAATGACTTAAAGTCAAAAGTTGATGAGATTGCTACTGCTCAGGAAGAACAGCGTAAAAAAACTTTAGAAGAGCAAGGTGAATATAAAGCTCTGTTGGTTGAAGAACAAAATAAGAATAAAGAGCTTCAGGATCAGTATAATGCGATGTCTGAATCTTTTAATGCTTATGTCAATCAAGAAAGAGATAGTCTTCTAAGTAAAATTCCTGAAACGAAAAGAGAAAAATTTGAAAAGGTTGATGATTTATCTCTTTTGCGTGACATCGCTTCTGAGTTCGAAGCAAAAGCTGGAGTTAATGTAGGACAAGTGGAAAACCAAGTGTCCGTTACGAGGTTCAAGGGAAATCCTTTTACTGAGTTAGATAATAATAAAAAGCGTAGGGAGTCGCATAAAGATCTGATAAGTCACTACCTTAAAAAACGTTAATAATACTTTTTAAGGAGAGTAAATAAAATGGCTAATGTAACTGTAACTACGGCTGCTAATTTTATTCCGGAGATGTGGAGAGATGCTATTCTTGATTATGCAGAAAGAAAATTTGCATTAAGAAATCAAGTGCTTGACTTCTCATCAATGGTTCAAAATGGTGGCGACATACTTAATATTCCTAAAGTAGCTGAAGAAACTGCTGCTGCTAAATCTGCTGATACAGCAGTAACATATTCTGCAAATACTGACGGAGTAATTCAACTTTCATTGGATCAACATCAATACGAAGCTAAAAGAATCGAGGACATCGTAAGAGTTCAAGAATCTGCTGATCTATTCAACGCTTATGCCAAATCAATGGGATATGCTTTAGCTAAAAAAGTAGAAAACTACTTAGCAGTTGACATTCTACAATCTGCTACTGGTAATGATGTAACTTTAGCAACTGACAACACACCAACTACTGCCGAAGTAAGAAGTGGACTACAAAAACTTCTTGACGCAGGTTACGATTATACTGATGGAGAAACATTCTTCTATGCTTCACCAGCTATGTATATGAGTCTTATGGGCTTAGGTGACTTCACTCAAGCAAACGTAAGAGGTGACGCTGCTAATCCAATCGCTTCAGGACAAATTATGAACATCTACGGTATGCCCGTATATGCTTCAGTAGACTGGGACGATGATGGTGGTACTGGAGATGAAACAGGTACTATTTTCAATAGAAATGGTATCTACTTTGCACAACAAATTGCACCAAGAGTTCAAAGTGCTTATGACATTGATCACTTGGCTACT